CCCCATCGCAGTCTGATGCTGACCCTGCGCGGTCGTCCAGCTCGGTGTAGATGATTGACATCGACAGTTGGCGATCTGCCGTGAAGCATGTCAAGGATCACGCAATCCATGCGTGACCCCACCCAGCCTGTCGGCTGAGTCAGATCTTCGGTTCGGTAGTCCATTCCCACATCTCGAGGCCGGCTTCCGCCAGCTTCGGAGTGGTCATGTCCTTCTTCACCAAGATCTGCGACTCGTAGGCTTTGTTCCAGTCCATCAATCCATCCTCGTCCATGAAGGACAAGGTAGGAATGGATGGCAGCGTAGCCGCGTACTCCTCTTCGTAGAGGATAGCGTCCATGCTGTCCATCCAGACCATGGCCTCTTCCGAGCCCATGGTCCATATTGCGTACTGGTCCTGCCACGATCCCTCCTGAGGAGGTCTCATGTTCAACCTCCTTATTTGGGTTGTGCTTCGAAGTCAACACCTTCAGCAAGGCAGGTCCGTCATTGAGCTCAGAAATGGGCGTGACGGTCTTCACTACAACTCCCTTGACAAGAGGGCTTTGTGTGTCGATGCTCGTTCTTCCGGCAAGTTCGTAGCCTAGGAACGAGTGCCTACCTTGAATCGGAGAGGTGGGGAGGACTACGGGCATTGGTATGTTAAGCCCTTGCAGTAGTCCATCCACCCAGCTAGCAGCCTTCCAGAGACCAGCGAAATACAACTGGTTTCTCAAGCTGATCCAGCTGAGGATCTCCTCACCATGCTGGCGGTCATCAGGGATACTACGGCGAACGCGGACAATTGAAACATCCGTGCCGTCGTAATACTCCTTACCACACGACTCTCTGAACTTTCCAGTCCAGAAAGACTTGTGGGAATTGACCTTGAGTCCATAAGACTCAAGGGATTCGATATCCGCTGACACGTACTCGACGGGAACAATAATGTCGTCCCCGTAGATGCGCACTCGACCAATCAGCCGCTTAATACGGCTCCTGGTCAGCTGGTCCTTGGACGCGTTTTCAATCCCTTGCAGAACCACGGTAAGAAATACCATGGCCTCTAGGGGGAAAGTTAGCGCCGAACCCATAGACGCGAACTTGGAAAGGGAGATTATCCCTTCGCCAAGAACCTCAGCCTTCGCCGATCTACAAGCCATGACACCTTCCAAAAGATGGGGGTGCCGGGCAAGTAAACCGGTTACATGCTGAAGCGAGACACGATCGGACGCTTCACTCAAATCGAGTGTTGCGAGGGACCCATCACTGGACCCTTTCAGAGCCAAGAGATTATTCATCTCCGAACTCTCCCATCCGATGAGCTGCCGGGCGATGTCATCTGCCTGAACAGCATCCACGAACGCACTCAGCAAACCTTGCTGCATATACTGCATGCAGGTCGGCTCTATTGCGATTATCCGTGGTGTCTTGTACGTCTTAGGGACACAAACGACCTTCACAGGTCGTTCGGCCCCAGGTTCGAGGAATGATACGTCGGCGAGCTCCGGTATGGAGCTCCAGCTTGATATGAGGTGTTCATATACTGAGAACACTTCCTCAAGCCGTTCGGGCCACTCTAACTGCCGCCATTTTGCGTTTCCACGCAACTTGTCGGCTGTGGCGCCTGGACCGTGCTTTGGGATGATCTCGCTGGGTATGGCAACGATTCGTCGTTCCACCTCAGTGAAGACCCTTGCCCAAAGCAGAGAACCAATACGAGCGAACTGCCCATCATCATTTGCATGGGCGTAAACTCTGTCGGCCTCTCGTACATCCTGCTCACACTCCAGGTACTTCTCTATCGCAGCACGGTCCTTCTCCAGATTAGGAGGAGGAACAATCTTAGCAAACATCAGTGTGAACTGACGAATTGCCCAGATTGCGACGATGGATGGGTCCTGAAGCAAGGCTCCAGTCTCACGATCGAACACTTGATCCACGAAACCCCGTAGAAAGATGGGGAGCCGTCCTGAGTAATGGAAAGATCTACTCAGGCTGGGATCGAACTGAGCATCGGATAAGGCGCGTTCAAATGCCTTACCATACTCAGGCAGGGTTAGAGTAAGAAACTCTACCCCCTCGTGTTCATACCGTTCCGCGACGGTTTGTT